ACCGGTGTAAATACCGCTTTTGCAGCAAATACTCGGATCGGTGACTCGTTCATCGGCCCGGATGGACGCCAGTACGAACTCGCTAACGTTTCAAGCGATACCGTGATTTCGATCGCCCCAGCGTACCTTGGGCCGAGCGTCTCCGGCGCGAATTACGCAGTAGCGCCGATTCAGGGATATCAGAAGGGTCTGGCCGACGAGGTGAGGAGCTGGAACAACACTTACGGTCAAAAGATGGCAGCGCTCGGCACTACCGGAAACTACGACATCTTGCCGCTATCGAAAGGCGGAACAGGGGTCTCGGTTGCTAACAATGCTGATCTTTTAAGAAATGTTGGCGCAATGCCGGTCGGAGGGGGAACAACACTATCTCCGGTTTTTGGAAGTGTTAGGGCTGCAACACAAGGTGCCGTACCAAATGCACTGGGAGCCTACATCGGCTGGAATGAAACCAATGGCAACCCGCTTTCTTCTGGTGCTGTTTCTTTTACGTGCAACAAGGGCGGCGGGACAGGAGGATTCAGCTGGAGAACGGTAAATGCCAGTAATACGGCTGGCGGACCGTTCATGACCTATAGCGAGAGCGGAGTTCTGAGCGTACCGCTCGGCATTCAGATCAACGCTGCAGATATTGCATCGTACGGAGTCAACACCAACGGCGCGTTTGTGAAGTTATACAACGGGACTTTGATTTGCTGGAAGCAGTTAGCGACCGATGCAATTACGACGGCAGCAGGATCGATTTTCGTAACGAGCCCCTACAACAGTCCCTTCCCTTCGACCTTCAATGCGATACCGCACGTTCTTCACTCTGGAATTGTTGCAATTGGTAGTCAGACCGCGATCTGGAGTGTTTCGCTAAGCCCTCCGACTATCAACAACTTCGGGAACTTCCGTATAGCCTCAGCTGTTTCCTTGCCGGGCGTCGGAGCTTTCATCAACGTCTTTGCTATAGGTACATGGAAATGAGAATTGAGCTGAGCCCGGTCGATGGGCTACCGACAGTTTCGTACGTAAAGCGTGGAGAATCGGTTCTTGTAAATGGTGAGGAATTTGATTTTTCGAAAGTCGGAGAGGGTGACACTCTTGCAGTTTCTGCGATTCAGTCGACGTGGTTTTCAGGGCCGGTTGAGAGAAGTAACGGCGAGCTGACTGTCGCTTTGTTTCTCCCGCTGCCGAGCAATTTCAGCCCTGAGCAAGCATTCCCGGTTCCGCTGGAAAATGTCCCGGATGGCCCCGTGCAATTGCCCGGTCCTCTACCAGATCCCGCAAGCAACACGGCATTGGAGAGCGAAGCATGAACATCGACTGGTCCCAGCTCATCACCAAGGCCATGAAAGAGCAGGCCGAGGCCGACCGGGTTCTCGCCGGAGTCGTTGCGGAGAACGCCAAGCGCCGCTCAATTGCCGATACCGCCATAGCCCCGCTTCAGGACGCCGTCGACATCGACGATGCGAGCGAAGCGGAAGTGCTGCAACTGAAGGCATGGAAGAAATATCGCGTAGCGCTTAATCGATTGCCCGAGCAGCCGGGCTATCCCGCGACCATTGATTGGCCTGTTGCCCCGGCCTGAACCCTACGAACAACGAAACCCGCCATCGAGCGGGATTTTTTTTGCCTGGAGAAAGTGATGACAGCAACCGAAAAAGACCGCGACATCCTCGCGCGCACACTGTGGGGCGAGGCACGAGGCGAAGGTGCGGCCGGACAGGTTGCCGTAGCCTGGACGATCCGCAACCGCGTGTTCGATGGCAAGGAGAAGTCCTGGTGGGGGGAGGGCTACGCCGGCGTCTGTCAAAAGCCGTGGCAGTTCAGCTGCTGGAACAAGACCGACCCAAATTATCAGCACCTGATCGGCCTGAAGCAGATCCCTTTCCGCGAACTGGCGCAGTGTCGGATTGCTGCTGACCAGGTGATCGACGGCAAGGTGGCAGACCCTACCGGCGGCGCCACCCACTATTACGCGACCAGCATCAAGGCGCCGGCCTGGTCGGCGAAGGCCAAGCAGACCTTGAGGCTCGGGAACCACATCTTCTTCAAGGACGTACCGTGATGGTCGTTCCGTGGAAGCTGGTCGGCGTGTTGGTGCTAGTGGTCGCCGGCTTCGGTAGCGCCTGGCAATTTCAAGACTGGCGCTACGGGAAGCAGTTGGCCGAGCAGGCGCGGCTGAACGCTGAAGCCTTCAACCAACTGACCCAGGCCGCCGCCACCGCACAGCAGGCCCAGCAGGACAAGCGTCTGGCGCTCGAGCAGGAGCTTGCGGCCAGCGATAAAACCCACTTCGAGAAATTGACCAATGCGCAAAAAGACCAGGCTCGCCTGCGTGATCGCCTTGCCACTGCTGATCTGCGGCTGTCAGTCCTCATCGACGCAACCGACGCTGCCAAAGGCTGTGGTGTGCCAGCCACCGCCGGCGCCGGCGCCGGCGGCGTGGATCATGCAGCCGTACGCGCCCGACTTGACCCAGCGCATGCTCAACGAATTATCGCCATCACCGACACCGGCGACCGTGGACTGATCGCGCTGCAGGCGTGCCAGACCTATGTGAGGGCAGTCAGTTCTCCCGGTCACGCGCATCCTTGAGAAGTCGCTGATTTTCGTGGAACAGGTGGTCTCTCTGGTGCGCCACGTCCGCAAATCTTTGCCTTGCGCTCAGTAAATCTCCCTCGGCGTACTGAAGCTTTGCCCTGAGGGAATTTCTCTCTTGAGTGAGCGCATCGTTGTCACGAACCAAGCACTCAATATTTGCCAGTGCGCGCTCGAGCTTCAGGGTGAGTGCTTCGAATTCGTTTTCATACATCCTGATCTGGTGTCGGCAGGTTTCGAGCGAAGTCGGGGTACCGAGCCAGTCGTCGGTGTCTTCTATATAGAGGGGATCCACGGTAATGCCTTTGCTGAATACTGTTTGCATATACAGTAATCGAGGCTATGCAAGCGGGCGAGTGTGAAGCGACGAGCTGTAAGATTTTGAATTGTTGAATGTCGGCAGGACGCCGAAAGGGCGGGAAAAGCCTGTACCAATTTTTGTACCACTACATGTGTTTCGCAGTAGATCGGTGTGTGGTGCAGGGTAGGCAAACCCCAATAAACATTGGGGTTCTATACTCAGTGACCCATAGCAAAACCCAAAGATAATACTAGAAGTATGGCTGAACATCTGTCGATGGTTGTTTGAATGACCTGAAAATCTCGTGAAAAGACCTGTAAAAAGAGGGGTTTCCGGCGAACGGTTAGTGTTTTTTCTCACGCATGAAAAACCCCGCACGAGGCGGGGTTCCAATGCTGCGAAAAAACCGACTTAAGCGTGCAGGGTTTCTGCCGCGTAGAGGGTGTTTTCCAGCAGGCAGGCGCGAGTCATCGGGCCAACGCCGCCCGGCACTGGAGTGATCCAGCCGGCGCGGGGCAGGGCGGTTTCGTAGACAACGTCACCGACCAGTTTGCCGTCTTCCTGACGGTTGATGCCGACGTCGATCACGATCGCGCCTTCCTTGATCCACTCGCCCTTGACCAGGCCCGGCTTGCCGGCGGCCACGACCACCAGATCGGCACGGCCGACGTGGCCGGCCAGATCCTTGGTGAAGCGGTGTGTCACGGTCACGGTGCAACCGGCCAGCAGCAGTTCCATCGCCATCGGACGACCCACAATGTTGGAGGCGCCGACAACCACCGCATCCATGCCATAAAGATCAGCACCGGTGCTTTCCAGCAGGGTGATGATGCCTTTTGGCGTGCATGGGCGCAGCAGTGGGATGCGCTGGGCCAGACGGCCGACGTTATAAGGATGGAAACCGTCTACGTCTTTATCCGGGCGGATGCGCTCCAGTAGTTTGGAGGCGTCCAGATGCTCGGGCAGCGGTAGCTGCAGCAGAATGCCGTCGATGGCCGGATCGTCGTTAAGACGGTCGACCAGATCGGTCAGCGCTTGCTGAGTGGTGTCAGAGGGCAGGTCGTAGGCTTGCGAGAGGAAGCCGACCTCTTCACAGTCTTTACGCTTGTGCGAGACATAAACCTGAGAGGCAGGATCGCTGCCGACCAGGATCACCGCGAGGCCGGGAGTGCGCAGGCCTTGCTGGCGACGCTCGGCAACTCGTTTGGCGATCTGCTGGCGCAGGCTGGCGGCGATCGATTTGCCGTCGATTAGTTGTGCAGTCAT